GGACTGTTAATCCGTGTGTCGGTGGTTCAAGACCATCTCGGGGAGCCAAATGCAGAAGTTAGTTTAGTGGTAAAACCTCGGATTGTGATTCCGATATCAAGGGTTCAATCCCCTTACTTCTGCCCACAGATAACATTTCATCTAATATAAAATGTTTTTCTGTTTTTGTAAAAGATGAAGTAAATTCTCTCGTTGTTGTAGAGAATTTATGTTCTATATATGGAAGTTGTTGTGCAATTTTCCATAGTTCGAGGTCTACTGTTTTTTGAATTGTTGCCATATGTAGATATTTATCTGGCGTTAGTATAATGGATAATACAGTAGCCTTCTAAGCTATCAATAGTGGTTCGATTCCACTACGCCGGACCAAATATGTAAACCATTATTTACAAAAATGATGGTTATTGTAAAGAATAGGAGACATTATGCCAGCAATATTTTTAGTATCAGACACACATTTTGGCCATACTGGTGTGTGTCGATTTATGCGTAATGACGGAGTAACTAAGTTACGTCCATGGGATAATGCCGATGAGATGGATGAAGAAATGGTAAAGCGTTGGAACGAAACAGTTCGGCCTAACGATAAAGTATACCATCTTGGTGATGTTGTTATCAACCGCAAAGCATTGAAAACCTTAGGTCGCCTGAATGGTGACAAGGTATTGATTCGTGGTAACCATGATATCTTCCGTGATGATGAATATAGACAATACTTCCGTGAGCTCAGAGCATATCATGTAATGAACGGAATGATTCTATCACATATACCAATTCATCCAGAAAGTCTTGGTCGTTTTGGTACAAACATCCACGGCCATCTCCACGCAAATCGTGTGATGGCTGAAATATGGGGCAAATGGGAAATTGATCCAAGATATCATTGTGTTTGTGTTGAGCAAACGGATTATAGACCAATACTATTTGAAGATGTTATCAAACGAATCAAAGAAGAAGGTGGTGAGATTGGTTTCAAAAATGGAAACGGCCCCGCTATGTAAAGGTATACCTTTCAAAAGGCCTTGACTTTAGAATAAACATCATATATAATATATACATCAGCGGAATTAGTTTAATGGTAAAACTGGAGATTTCCAATCTCCTGTTGTCAGTTCGATTCTGGCATTCCGCTCCAAGTTTTATGCGGCAAATGTAATAACATCACAAGATACCCTCTTGTGACGGCTGTGGGAATCAGTCTTGCCGCTCCATTTTAGAGGTACTATTATGTCTGTTGAACTTAATCATATATGTACGACTTGTGAACATATACATAATGAGGAAAAAGAAGGTGTTTGGGAAGAATTATCCGACAACTTTATTTGTCCTGTATGCGGCACATTTAAAGAAGACTACAAAATAGACCTCTGGTATTCAGTTTAATAGCGGGATAGTAAAACGGTATTACAGAGGACTCATAATCCTCAGTTCTTGGTTCGATTCCAGGTCCCGCAACCATAATTTATCTACCCACATATATTTGCGGTTGAGCTTCTTCTCTACGTTGCCGCTCAGTTTTAGGTATTAAACCATCACCATACTGTGGATATTTTTGTTGTCTATCATAAGCTATCCACATAAACAATCCAGCCATTGTTATCATTATGACGATGATGAGAACACCCCATATTGCTTGTTCATTCATTTGTCTTCTTCTTGCGGCTCTTCTTTTTTCCGCAACTTCTTTTCTTTTCATTTGGGTAACAATTAAGGCTTTTTGTTGTTCACCCATTTTCTCCATCATTTCATTAACTTCAGTCCAAAGAGCACCCAATTCTGGAGGACTTTGATAAATCATTATTTCTTGTAACTCTGTACCCATTTGTTCTAACTGCTTACGCATCAGTACACGTTGAAGAGCACGTTTACCTAAAGAAGCATCACCTGTGTATATTTCAGTTTTGCTTTTTCTTTCCTCTTCTTCAAATATTGCAATACATTTATTAAGATTGTCATAGTATGCACCAAGATGTTCACCAATTTCCTGATACACACCAGTGTGTTGTCCTGATTCCGCTTTTTTGTTTAACTCAATTACTTCATTCTTTTGCTTAATGTATTGATTACGTTGTTCTGTTGTCGCTGGTTTTTCTGGTGGATGTAACTTTTGAAATTGCTCGTCAAGATCCTTGAGAACGTCTTTAACTTCTCCTGCGGCACCTTTAATATCTTTGTATAATTTACAACCAGCTTTAACCGCAGAAACAGCGGCATTGGCCATCGCAAATAGGGTAATTGGATCCATTTAATATAGTCGTGGAGTACATGAAAACGTTGGCAGACATAACACTAACACAGATACATTGCGTATCTAAACGAAGTCATATATAATATACTATTATTTATAAACTCTTGATAAGGATCAAAATGACAAATCTACTCGTAATAAAACTGACAAATAATGAAGAAATCCTTGGTGAGGTGTCAGAAACCGGTACAGGTTACCGAATTCTTAATCCTATTGGTATTGCGGTTGTACGTGACCGAGATGGTAAACCCAATATCGGATTTGCACCTTGGCCAGTATACTCAGATACGGAAAAGAAGGACCGGACGGTTGACATAGACCGTGATTCTGTGTTATACTCCTATGAACCAGCAAAAGACTTTGTAGACAACTACAATAGTATCTTTGGTTCTGGCATCATTATTCCACCACAAAAAACTTTAATTACAGGCTAAATTGAGTTCATTTTATACAAACGTACAAAGTTTCGGTAACAACATATTATACCGAGGCATCTTAGACGGCAAGAAGGTGAAGCAGAGAATTGAATATTCTCCTTCACTCTATTTACCTTCCAAAAAACTAACCAATTTCACCTCACTTGACGGTGACTATCTCGACCAGAAAATCTTTGGTGATATTCGTTCAGCCAAAGACTACATCAAGCAATTTGATGAAGTATCCAATGCACCAAAAATCTATGGCCAAACTAGATTCGAATATGCCTTCATTGCAGACCAACATAAGGGTATGGTTGACTATGATTTCGATAGAATTTCAGTTGCTGTAGTTGACATTGAGGTTGGTTCAGAGAATGGTTTCCCTGATCCATATCTTGCGAATGAACCAATTACTGCCATTGCTATTAAGTATTTGAATGGTCCAATTTATGTGTTTGGTTGTGGTGACTATGTTACACAAGGTAAAGAAATCTATGTTAAGTGTAGAGATGAACATTCTCTATGTAAACAATTCATGGCATTATGGACTAAGAAATGTCCTGATATTCTAACTGGTTGGAATACCAAGTTCTTTGATGAACCTTATTTGATTAATCGTTTTCGTAAAATCATTGGTGAAGATGAAGCCAAGAAACTGTCACCCTGGAATTATATTGGTGAACGTAAGACTGTAATTAATGGCCGTCAGATGATTGCCTATAACATTATGGGTGTTGAATCACTAGACTATATTGAACTATACAAATGGTATGCTCCTGGTGGAAAGTCACAAGAGAGTTATCGTTTGGATGCTATTGCACAAGTAGAACTCGGTGAAGGCAAGATTTCATATGATGAATATGATAACCTTCATGCACTCTATCGTTTGAATTATCAAAAGTTTATTGAGTATAACATCAAAGACGTTGAACTGATTATTAAACTGGAAGATAAGTTAAAGTTAATTGAGTTGGGTGTGACTCTTGCGTATGACACCAAAACAAACTTTGAAGATATTTTTGCACAAACTCGTATGTGGGATTCACTTACTTATGCCTATCTGTTTGAGAAAGGTATCATTGTACCACCAAGAGAAATCAAAGAGAAAGATTCGGCATTTGAAGGTGCCTATGTCAAAGATGTACAGGTCGGTAAACACGATTGGGTTGCATCGTTTGACTTAAATAGTTTGTATCCACATCTGATGATGCAGTATAACATTTCACCTGAGACATTGATTGATCCACAAGATTACACAGATGAAATGCGTGAGGTACTTTCTTCTGGTGTTTCGGTTGAGAAACTATTAATGCGCCAAGTAGATACTTCGGGGCTGGCCAATGTTACACTTACACCTAACGGCCAATTCTTTCGCACTGATATGCAAGGTTTCTTACCTAAGATGATGGAAGAAATGTATACTGACCGTAGCAAATTCAAGAAGATGATGTTGCGAGCAAAGCAGACGTATGAAGATGAAACAGACGAATCGAAAAAATATGAAATTGAAAAACGAATTGCCAAGTATAACAACATACAACTTGCAAAGAAGGTTTCTCTTAATTCTGCTTATGGTGCTCTTGGTAGCCAGTATTTCCGCTTTTATGATTTACGAATGGCTCTTGGCGTTACTACTGCTGGCCAGTTGTCTATTAGGTGGATTGAAAATAAGATAAACGAATACATGAATAAGTTATTGGATACAAGTGACAAAGATTATGTCGTTGCTTCCGATACAGATTCAATCTATCTCCGTATGGGAGAATTGGTCAATAAATTCATCAAAGATACCTCAGACAAACAAAAGGTAATCTCACTCATGGATAAAATCTGTGAAGATAAACTACAACCTTATATTGACAAATCGTATGAGGAGCTGGCTGTTTATGTTCACGCCTATCAACAAAAGATGGAAATGAAACGTGAAGGTCTTTCTGATAAGGGTATCTGGACTGCCAAGAAACGATACATTCTAAACGTATATAATAATGAAGGCGTTCAATATAAAGAACCACAGATGAAGGTGATGGGTTTAGAGATGATTAAGTCCTCTACACCTGCCGCTATCCGTGAAAAGATGAAAGAAGCGATTCAGCTTATGGTGAATGGCACAGAAAATGATATCCATAATTTCATTAGTAAATTTAGAGAAGACTTTAGAAAATTACCACCAGAAGACATCTCTTTTCCACGGGGCTTGAATGGTTTAAATAAATACTCCGATGCTCTAACTTTATATAAATTAGGTACTCCAATTCATGTCAAGGGTGCCATTCTATATAACAATTTTTTAAAACAAAACGGTCTCACCAAGAAGTACCAACTCATCCAAGAAGGTGAAAAGATTAAGTTTACCTACCTGAAGATGCCAAATCCATTTAAAGATACCGTTATTTCTTATCCAACAAGACTACCCACAGAGCTTGGGCTTGACAACTTCATTGATTATGATTTACAATTCGACAAAGCATTTTTGGAACCTATTAAAGTTATCTTGGATTGTATGCAATGGACAACTGAGAAGGTAAGTACATTAGAGGACTTTTTCGCATGACATTTCTAACATTACTTTGTGCCTTAGCACTTTCAGGTATTGCTGCCTACTATTCTATTATTGGATTGGCAGCTATATTTACTGGTGCATTTTGGCCAATCGTTTTTATGGGCAGTGTTCTTGAGGCCAGTAAATTGGTCACTACATCATGGTTATATCGTAATTGGAAGACCTGCCCATTTCTATTAAAAACATATCTCACTACATCTGTTGTAATTCTAATGTTAATTACAAGTATGGGTATTTTTGGTTTTCTTTCTAAAGCACATATTGATTCAACATTAGATTCTGGTGCAAATACAGTTGAGGTGAAAACTCTTAATGCACAAGAGAAGATTACTAAAGAAAGATTGGAATACTTATTATTGCGAGCCAAGGATCCATCAACGGCAAGTAATAGATTAGATAAGCAAATTCAGGACACACAAAAAGAACTGAATGAAATTACCAAGAAAAAATTACCACTATTAAAAGAATCTAACAAATTGATTGCTGAAGTTGGACCAATCAAATATGTGGGTGATATGATTTATGGTGTAGAAGATGATAATGCCATAGATAAAGCAGTTCGTTTGGTAATCATGTTAATAATGGTTGTATTTGACCCATTAGCTGTGTTATTATTGATTGCTGCTAATATGAACATGAAACCGAAGGAAGAAATTATTGATACGGTTGTTGAAGTTAAACAAGAACCCGAAAAAGTAGTTGAAACACCATATGATATTCCTGTCTTTGTAGAAGAACCTAAACAAGATATACCCAAAACGAAAGAAGATACAATAAGAGTGGCTGCTGAAAACATTACAAGAATTGAAGAACCACAACCTATTGTTATTGATAATGTTAATGGTGAAACAATTCCTCCACTTGGTCAATCACCAGGAGTTCAGATAACAACTGAAGAATTTGATGAGACTGAAGGTTCATCTAAGAAACGTGGATTTCCCAACCGTAAAAGTAAGATAGATAGTATGTATGTAGATGATGCTGAATTGGCATTTCGTAAAAAGGAAAATAAATGAGTATACTTGAAAAAATTAAAAAGAATAGTTCAATCAAAGATTCGGCTATTCTGGCGAAATCAAAATTCTTTAACAACAAAGATATGATTCAAACGGCTGTGCCAATTATTAATGTGGCACTTTCTGGTAAGTTAGATGGTGGTCTAACTCCAGGTCTTACAATGTGGGCTGGTCCATCCAAGCATTTTAAGACAGCATTTTCGTTATTGATGGCCAAATCTTATATGGACAAATATCCTGATGCAGCGCTTCTATTCTATGATTCTGAGTTTGGTACACCACAATCCTACTTTGACAGTTTCGGTATTGATACTAACCGTGTTTTGCATACTCCCCTTACTGATATTGAGCAGCTAAAGTTCGACATAATGTCACAGTTGACCAATCTTGAACGTGGTGATAAATTAATTATCGTCATTGATTCAATTGGTAACTTGGCATCCAAGAAAGAAGTTGATGATGCACTTGATGGTAAATCGGTTGCTGATATGTCCAGAGCAAAACAGGTCAAGTCCTTGTTCAGAATGGTGACACCACATCTATCGTTAAAAGATATTCCTATGGTTGTTGTCAATCATACATACATGGAAATCGGTATGTTCCCCAAAGCAATCGTTGGTGGTGGTACAGGTTCTTATTACTCTGCTGATAATATCTTTATTATTGGCCGCCAGCAAGAAAAAGAAGGTACCGATGTTATCGGTTATAACTTCATTATTAATGTGGAGAAGTCTCGTTATGTTAAAGAGAAATCTAAAATCCCTGTTACTGTTTCTTTTGATGGCGGCATTTCTAAGTGGTCTGGTCTACTTGACCTTGCACTTGAGTCCAAGCACGTGGTCAAACCAACGAATGGCTGGTACAGTAAAGTTGATCCAAACACCGGCGAAGTAGAAGAAAAGAAATATCGCATCAAAGATACAGATACAAAAGAATTCTGGATGCCTATCATCAAAGATAAAGCATTCCAAGATTTTGTTGAGAACAAATATCGTGTTGCTTCTGGTAATATTATGTCGAGCGATATACATGAAACATTTGAGGTAGAAACAACCAACGGAGTTGAATGATGAGTAATGAAGAAAGTAGAATCAAGCATTCGAAACGAATTCTGAAAACAGAAAACATAATTAAGAAACAAACTAAGATTGCCAAAACGCATGGTGTGAAAATTAAAGAACCACATAAGTTAGCTAAACATCATGCACTAGATTGTGGTGTACCAAATTGTCCTATGTGTTCTTCACCACGAAAAGTAACTGGTGAAAAGACAATACAGGAACAATCTTTTGAACAAACGGAGAAATGGAATGATTGAAGGTGTAGATTATTGTTTTATCTATCCAAAGAATGATGGTACATCGGTACACATTAGGTTTTTGGATGGACCATATAAAGATACCATATTTAAATATGGTAAGGTAAAGTTTGAAGAAAAGAATGACCAAGTCTATTTACTTTTTGCTTATGATGTGTTAGAATCTCCAGTAGACAAGCCCAAGAAATTGGAAAAAGATGAGAAGTTTAAAAATTACCTAGGTGATTTACTTGTTGAAATTATGGGTAATAATATAGAACAGGAAGTGGCTGATGAAACTGGAACAAGCGATACTAAAGAATTTGGTCTATAATGAAGAATACTTGAGAAAAGTATTACCTTTTTTAAAACCAGAATATTTCTCAGATAGAACTGAAAAAACAATATTCAATGAAATTACATCATTCACAGAAACTTACAATACTACACCGGCGATTGAAGCAATCGGTATTGCCGTCAAAGAGAGGAATTCTCTTACAGATGACGAAGTGGAGAAGTGCCAAACTTATCTCAAAGAGATTGAATCTAATAAGGAAACAAGTACCGAGATACAATGGCTTGTTGATAAAACCGAAAAGTTTTGCCAAGAAAAAGCGATTTACAACGCAGTATTGGGGTCTATTTCTATTCTCGATGGGAAAGACAAGACCAATGACAAAGGTACGATTCCCAAAATATTATCGGACGCCTTGGCGGTAAGTTTCGATACAACTGTTGGTCACGATTATTTGGAGAACTCTGATGAACGATATGAATTCTATCACAGAAAAGAAGAACGAATCCCCTTTGACTTGGAATACTTTAACAAGATTACAAAAGGCGGACTACCTGCTAAGACCCTTAACATTGCTCTTGCTGGCACTGGTGTCGGTAAGTCTCTTTTTATGTGTCACGTTGCCGCTGGCGCTATGGTACAAGGTAAGAATGTCTTGTACATCACACTTGAAATGGCTGAAGAAAAAATTGCAGAACGTATTGATGCAAATCTCCTTAATGTTACATTGGATGATTTGATTGAATTACCGAAAGATATGTATGATAAAAAGGTTGCTAGAGTCCGTGAAAAGACCACAGGCAAACTAATCATCAAAGAATATCCAACAGCTTCAGCATCCACAACTCATTTTAGGACTTTACTCAATGAACTTAATCTCAAAAGGTCTTTCATTCCTGATATTATCTTTGTGGATTATCTTAATATCTGTTGTTCTTCTCGTATTAAGGCTGGTGCAAATATTAACTCTTACACCTACGTCAAGTCTATCGCAGAAGAACTTAGAGGTCTTGCGGTTGAACATAATGTTCCTATTGTATCTGCGACTCAAACTACCCGCAGCGGATTCACTTCGTCTGATCCTGGTTTGGAAGATACGAGTGAATCGTTCGGGTTGCCTGCTACCGCCGACTTAATGTTTGCTTTGATTTCTTCTGAAGAATTGGAAGAACTCGGACAAATTATGGTTAAACAATTAAAGAATCGTTACAATGACCCAACATATTATAAGAGATTTACTGTCGGCATCGACCGTTCTAAAATGAAATTATTTGATATTGAACAATCAGCACAAACGGGTCTTGCTGATGCAGGCCACGATAAACCATTAAACACATTTGGTAATCGTGAAACAGTTAAGAAGAAATTTGAAGGATTTAAAGTATGATGCTCAATAAAATAAAAAATGTAAATATTAAATTTCATGGCGAATGGAATCCAAAAACACATCAGGTCATATTAAGATATGATCCAAGGTCTAATTTAGGATTTAGTGTATCTATGGTTTCTATTAATGAAGAACCACCAATTAACAATTTTGATTTGGCTAACAAAGCATTAGAAAAATTTAGAATATGAATCTGTTAAGAGAGGATGCCTTGTATTGTGCCAAGGCATTTAATGATTACTTTGCCAACTTTGGTGACATTGAACAATATATGAGAGATGAGAAGTTGAAATCTGTTGCTCAACTTCCATCATCATTGTTTCCACCTGAAGACGATTTGTTTTCAGATTTTTCTATGCATCCAAATGATATGGATATTGAAGTATGTGAGATACCAAATGATACATGGGAAACATTACTTGCCATTACCAGTTCTCATGTCAATAAGGCACCAGTCGGAAGAAACATTCAATTGGCAGTCAAAGAAAAGAACACAGGAAAGATTCTAGGATTCATTCGTTTGGGTTCACCAGTAATCTATATGAAACCAAGAAATGAATTGCTTGGACAGGTCTGGATTCAGAATCCTGATACATCTAAACGATTCAATGAGTCTACTATCATGGGATTCGTAATTGTACCATCGCAGCCATTTGGTTTTAATTATCTTGGTGGTAAACTTCTATCTGCTATCTGTACCAGTCATACAGTAAGAGAAATCTGTAATAAGAAATATGGTATGAATCTTTGTTTGTTTGAGACAACCAGTTTGTACGGTTCAACTAAACAAGTATCACAGTATGATGGTATGAAACCTTACATTCGATTTAAAGGTCTTACCGAATCTGATATGGTACCAATGATGCACGGTCCAAGATATATTGAATTAAAAGACTATGTGGAAGATAAAGTTGGTGATTTATTAGGTGGTGATGAATCTACCACTTCTAGAAAACTTAGAACCTTTACCAAGATTATTGCTTTGACTAAAGCATCCTTAAAAGGAACATCTGAAGGGGAGGCATTCCAGCTAACGATTGAGAACGCTAAAGGGTTGACAGAAAAGAAAAGATATTATGTTTCTGATTATGGATTTAAAAATACAGTAGAGTATATGGGTTGTAAAACTGATACACTTTTACCAGGAGAAAATTACCATAAACATGAACTACAGAATATTGTTGCATGGTGGAAAAATAAAGCTATAAATAGGTACGAAACTCTCAAATCTGAGGGTAGATTGCGTACCGAACTAGAAGTTTGGACTTCAGGAAAACACATAGAGATTATTAGGTGATAAATGGCAGACGAAACCTCAAAAGCTGAATCGGCTCAAGCATTATTTTGTGCTCTGGCGGATTATCTCGGATCTAGTACAATAAATGAAGTATTCGATTTAAATAAATTTCCAAATTATTTGTCTTTCAAAAAAAATTGGAATCAAAATTATTCCGCAGCAAAAATTGAAAGCACTTTTAAATCTCATGTTGACGCTGATGCCAGTTTAACTGAAGTTGAACAATTATTATCTGGTACAAACTCATCAAATCCTAAAACTAAAGATGATTGGTATAAATCATCACTATTAATTGCTAAAAAATTAATTCAGGATATTAATTCAATTAGTAAAGAATTTTCAAGTATTAAACAACCTTCTTGGTCATCTATTTTTTATGTTCGTGGTGATAAAGATGTTATGGCAAATATTGCCGAATTATATAAAAGAGCAAATGATACACAAAAGATATTGATTAAAGAAGGTTCTAGTGGTATTTCTTTTTCCAATATTAATAAATGGTCTCCAGCTGACATATACTTTGCTTCACCTAAAGCAAAAAAAGAAATATCCGATGAAGTTTCTAGTAATAAGAAAATGACTTTTTCTGTTTTAAATAAAATGATTAGTAAAATGATATCTGACGGTCAATTATTACCACTATCATTAAAGAAGCAAACAAAAGAAGTCAAGCTTGAGAAGGTCAATTTTAATCGACCATCTGAACTTAAAAAACTTAAAAATATTGAATTTGGTGGAACAAACAATTGGAAAATATATACAAAACCAAAACCAGGAGAAAAAAAGATTGCCAGGTATTTTGCAATATATTTAAATAAAGATGAAACAGAAGAAATAACATTCAGACATGATCCTTCAGGATCTGGAGGATTTAAAGCTGAAATTAAAATTGCAGGCATGGAAGCAAGAAGCGGTAGTTTAAGTCAAGGTCCACTTGTTAGTATTTTTAGTCTTGTTGATTCCGGTTTTGCATCAAAATTTGATAGAACAGTAAATGATGCAATGAAAGAATTTAGAAAAAATAAAGTATTTTATAGACAACAATATGATAAAAAAGTAATAGATAGAAAAGAATATGATTTTGAAGTTGGAGCTTTAAGTGCTTTGGATGTAACCAACAAAGTTATTCCATTGATTATAGAATGGTTGAAAAATAAAAAATATGCTGATGAATTTGCTCGTGTTGTGTATCAATATGCAACATCTCGATCTGAAGATTCATCAAAATTCGTAATAGCAAAATAAAAGTTAATAATGGCACTAATAGATTTTGATAAACTATCCAAAGAGTTTGATGGCGTTGATGACTTTGGTTTTTCTGCCGTATCTGAGGAAGAATATAAAGCGGTTATTACGAATGCAGCCAAAGATGCAGAATATGAAGCATCTTCATTAACTGCTAGCAATTACAGAAGTCAACTATTGGAATTGGAGAAGATGATTATACCATTTCTCACCAAACTACATTCTACTGGAGACAAAGAATATATATATTGGCCTAACCGCAAACCAGTAATAGAGAAACAAATAGAAAATATATTGAAACTGACTAGAGGATAATATGAGTGCTACCGTGATTATACCAACTACGGGTTCACCGGAGTTGAGAAAGGCTGTTCAAAGTGTACTTGAACAAACCTATGAAACAAAATGTTATATTATTTCGGATGGGTTACAAAACCATTCTAGGACAAGGAATATTGTTGATTCTTTTCCTGGTAAGAATATAGAAAAATGTTATTTGCCTTTGAATGTTGGTGCCAATGGATTTTATGGCCACCGTATCTATGCCGCTTTCACACACCTAATTAACACCGAATATGTACTATATTTGGATCAAGATTGTTGGTTCGAAAAAGACCATGTAAAGAACTGTATTGAGAAGATTGAAATTGATAAAAAAGATTGGTCATATTCATTAAGAAACATAACTAACAAAGATGGCAACTTTCTATGTAAAGATGATTGTGAATCTTTAGGTAGATGGCCAGTATTTTCTGGTGATTATAGTCATATAGACACAAATTGCTATTGCCTTAAAACTCATCATGCTATACAATTAGCATCTGTCTGGCACGGTGGTTGGGGACAAGATAGAGTTTGGTTTGATGTATTATCACGGAACTTACCTAACTATAATTGTACAGGTGAATATACTGTGAATTATCGTGTTGCTGGAAATGAAGGTTCTGTTGTACCAGAATTCTTCTATCAAGGCAATCAAATTATGAATGAAAAATATAATGGAGTATTACCATGGCGAAAGAAAATCTAATTATTGGTGGATTTACCAACTATAACTACAATCAACTTAAACCTTGGGTTGAATCAATTTGCGAAGTAATGCCGGATGCACATAGAGTTATGTGTGTCGGTAATGCAACAGATGAAACCAAATCAATTTTAGCTAACAAAGGATTTGAACTGGTTGATATGCCAGAAGCCAATATTCCTGTACACGTTTTAAGATTCCTTTCCATCTATGATTATCTTTCTAAGAATTGGCAGAAATATAACCATGTCATTACAACAGATGTGAAAGATGTTTATTTTCAGACAGACCCATTTGAATGGTTAGACTACCACAATATTGGTGTTAAAGATATGAAACAACTTGTGGCAGGTGCAGAATCTATTCGTTACAAAGATGAATCATGGGGCAACCAAAACTTAATGGAAACTTATGGCGGTTACATCTATAGTAAATTTAAAGATAATGAAATCTACAACGTAGGAGTACTCGCAGGTTCATCCGAATATATTAAAGACTTGGTGTTCAACATCTTCAGTAATGCAGTTAACCGACCTATTCCTATCGTTGACCAGGCGGTCTATAATGTATTGATTCAAACTCAACCGTATAAGAATGTTGTTCACTATACAAAACAACATGAAGCTTGGGCTGTACAGGCAGGAACAGTTGCTGATCCATCTAAGATTGATGGTTTCAGGCCGAATTTAACCGACCTTGAACCTGTATTCCATGATGGTATTGTTTCTAATTCATTAGGTAAACCTTTCTGTATTGTACATCAATATGACCGTGTGCCTGAATGGAAAGAATTTGTACAGAAGAAATTCAAACAGGATGACCCATCACAGTTCTTTACATACAAGGTTTAATATGAATGAAATTAGTATTGTGACGGCCTTCTTTGATATAGGCCGAGGTGATTGGACTCCAGAAAAAGGACTACCACACTATCTACAAAGAACAAATGATACATACTTTGAAAGATTTGCCAATATGGCAAGTTTGGATAATACTATTGTTGTTTACACATCTGAAGATTTAGCCGAAAAAGTTTGGGAAATTAGAAAAGATAAAACGGACAAAACAGTTGTTATCACAATAGATTTTGAGGACCAATTTGGTGAATATCGTGAAAAGATTAGAAAGATACAAAACAATCTCGAATTCTTGGCTATGATTAATCCGAATCAAGTTAAAAATCCAGAGTATTGGTCATCAGATTATGTACTTGTGAATTTTCTTAAATCACATTTTGTTAATCATTCAATTGGTGCTGGTGTATTTGATACTGATTTAATTGCATGGTTGGATTTTGGATACTGCCGTGAACCATCTACACTAAACAATGTTAAATTGTGGGAATATCCTTTTAATAAAGATAAAATACATCTATTCAATATCAAAGACTTTAATCCCAATACTCCAATAACTAGTATCATATCTAATAATGATGTACATATCACTGGACCTTGTATTGTTTCAAGTCAAAAGATGTGGCCTGAATTGGAGAGATTAATGAATCAGAGCTTTGATGAATTGATATCCAAAGATTTGATTGATGATGACCAAACACTATTGTTAATGTCCTCATTAATTGAACCCGACAAATTTGAATTACACCCAATCTCACCTAATGATTGGTTTATTGCTTTTAGGAAATATAATGAAAATATATCTTAATGGAACTGCCAATCTCGGCGACTTTTTGAACGCACTGCCTGTCATGTCGGGTATTAGTAAAACGTATGGTAAATATTCTTTAACTATCAAAAAAGAAATGAGAAAGTTTAAAGGACTTGTAGAATTCCTAATGCATCAGGACTTATTCACAGATGTTATGTTTGATGATGAGGTGTTTATGTATGGTGATATCATGCAAATGAGTTCTTGGCCTATCAGAGAAGATAAGAAGGATCCAAATAGACCAATTGAAACTTGTCGTTATGAAAATTTTATGAAAGATAATTTTGGAATGACATTTGATGTTGATGATAATTTCATCATCAAGACTCCAGAATTCGATATTGAAATTAAAGACAAATATTATGTTGGTGATAGGTGGGCTATTGGTGAAATTGATACACGTAGGAAAACCCATATACTTTCACATTTAAGTAATTGTGAATTTATTGATTTTGATAGAACTATGTTAGAAAATGCTTACATTATTAAAAACTTAAATAAACCATTTATTACCAATTTTACTGGCGTCGGTATTATGGCCGACTTACTCAATAAAGAATTATATTGTGTATGGAAAGCAGAAGATTGGAATCCAGAATTCAGAGTTGGTGATGATATATCTTGGGATAACGGTAAAAACATTGACAAAATATTTGAAAAGCATTTTTATCTGAATCGTAATGCTCGTTTAATTCATGCAAATCGTTTGGAAGGTATGATGACATGAATATAGTATCTAAAGACACAGCAATATTAATTACTTCTTATACTGGAGGTAATGATCCAGAACACCATAGTTGTGGAGATTATTCAATCGTACAAAGAAAACGAAGAATGCTCCGTACTTTGGTAAAATATTTAAAAGAAACTGGTTATTATATCTGTCTTTCTTCACACTCAATATTAGACGAAGAAACACAGAGTTATTGTCATTCATCAATTTATGATTCAGACAATCGTTGGCAAATAGATGGTGTGCCAACTAGACCAAATCATGGCGTTGCTGAAATGACAGCTATACACAATGGTCTAAATTTATTGAATCGTTATGAATTTAAAAATGTATTGAAACTTTGTTATGACCAACATCCAGATTTGGATTATTCAAAACTAATTAAAAAATTTGAATCACTAGATAAAAAACTTATAACATTACAAGACAATTATGGTGTTGGTACATTATGTTTCTTTGGTAATATTCAGTTTATTAGAGACACGTTTTCTATGAATGAAATTTGGAGATGTGAAAGTGCTGTAGAAAGAGCATGGCTTGGTTCTATCAGAGACAAAAAATTAACTGAACAAATTTATGGTTATTCAACTTATGATGAAATGTTAGAATTACCACCTAACTCAGTACATCATTTCGCTTCTATGGATGGAAATACATTACATGACTACAATTATTGATATTAAACCTGGAACTTTTGGTGGTGCTTTACGTAATGGTGATATGATTGGTGTTGCTAATGTTGTTGAGTATCTAAGAAAGATTAGAAAAGATCCAACAATTAAGTTTAACATAATACAAGAATGGCCAGGAATAAGTTCTGAAAAATATTGCCAAGATTTCTATCAATTCTTATTAAACGCAACAGACTATTTCACAATTCTTCCTGGCCAAGAAACTTTGCCTTGGCGTAGAGTTAATTTGTGGGACTTTAGAGATATATCCGGCGACTTGGTTAAGATACCAAACAAAGTGGAAATGAAAAAGAAGATTGTAGTATTTCCACTATTTGATGCTCCATACAACACATATCGAAATTGGCCAAATATTCTATTTGAAGACATACTTGACAAATATAGTACCAATGAATATCATGATTATGAAAAAATTATTTGTGTAAAAGATAGACATAATAGACCGGACTATAAAGAGTGGAAATATTCATATGATTTCATGGATAATATTCACCACATCCAAGAGGCAGAAATCTTTGTTGGTGGTGATACTGGTACTAGCCACTTTGCATGGGCTCTTGACAGGGGACCAGCAGAACTGATATACTACAACTCTAGTCGTGGACTTGTTCACACTTTACCGTTTTATCTAATTCAAGGTAAAGGTAAATTGAATACATATTGGTTGGATTTTGAGAGTACACAATGGCAATAGGAATTACTTGCATTGATACATTACACTATACGCCCACCATTGATGCTTTAAAAAGAACAATACAAACTCTAGGAGATAAAATCACTAGAGTTTATTGGTTTTCGGATATTGATTTTCCTGAAGACATTGGTGTACCAGTTACATGGATAGTCATACCTAAAATACAAATATATAATGATGATTATAGTCATATTACTTTAAAATTGTGTCCTGAAGTTTGTACAGAAGAATATAATCTAATCATACACGGAGATGGATTTGCAGTTAATGCTGATGCTTGGACTGATGAGTTTTTGAATTATGATTATATTGGTGCTCGTTGGGGTGACGGCTTAGTTGGTAACGGTGGTTTCTGTTTACGTTCACGTAAACTTTATGATGTGTTTCTAAGTCTGAAGATAAAAAATCTTAGTTCAGATTATATGGACTATATGAACGACATATCTGCTTATGTTATCGATGGTGAAGGTAAGAAGTGGATTCCAGAAGACAATATTATTTGTAAGATACATAGATACACACTAGAAAGTATTTACAATATTAAATTTGCTCCACCAGAATTGGCAGACAGATTTAGTATAGAACACAATTATGGTTCACCTTGGTTAGGTAAGAGTTTAGGGTTTCACGGCAAACATGGTATTGCCGAATATTATGGAGTTAAATTATGAGTAAGAATGTTTTGATTACAGGTGGTGCTGGCTTTATTGCGCATCATGTGATTGATAAGATGCTTAGAGAAACAGATTGGAAAATTATTTGTTTAGATAGATTAGATATTTCAGGTAATTTAAATCGATTGCATGATATGTTACAAGACCATGACTCAAAGGTTGTGTCTAGTAGATTACGTATTGTGTTTCATGATTTGAAAGCGGAACTAAATGAAATGATTATCAAAGACATTGGTCCTGTTGATATCATCCTACATTTAGCAGCCGGCAGTCACGTAGACCGTAGTATTGAATTTCCAATGGAGTTCGTACAAGATAATACAGTTGGCACAGTTAATATGCTTGACTATGCTCGTAAACATCTTCCTAATCTGGAACGATTTGTATATTTCTCCACAGATGAAATCTTTGGCGTGGCACCTCCTGGTGTTTCATACAAAGAATATGACCGATACAACTCTACAAATCCATACTCAGCATCCAAAGCTGCAGCAGAAGAATTTTGTGTTGCTTATGAAAACACCTATAAGATGCCAATCGTTGTTACACACACAATGAATGTGTTTGGTGAGCGTCAACATCCAGAGAAGTTTATTCCTATGTGTATTCAACGTGCCAGAGATGGTGAAAAGATATTCATTCATGCTGACCCAACCAGAACACAGGCAGGTACTCGTATGTACATTCATGCAAAAGATGTTGCAGAAGGCTTAATGTTTATTCTAGGACTTAAAGATTATAAACACACAGGCGATTATGGTCACGCTCATTGTCCTAAATTCAATCTTGTTGGTACCGAAGAAATAGATAATCTAACATTAGCACACATGATTGCTGATGCACAAGATAAAGAACTTGTTTATGAAATGGTTGACTTTCACGGCAGTAGACCTGGACACGATTTACGATATGCCTTAGATGGTGGTTTATTGAAGTCACTTGGCTGGGAACCTAAGATTAAACTGAGTGAACGTATTAAAGAGATGACATTATGGACACTAGAAAATAAAAGGTGGTTGAAATGATTAAAGAAGTAGGCAAACACACTTATGGAACCGACACTTACACAACAACGGTAAGAGAATTTATCTCTTATGCTGACCCAACAAGACCTTCTGTCAACATTGGTGCTTTTACTGGAATAGGATTAGGATGTAGATTTTTTCCATCCGAAGGTGTTGCACATAATCCTAAAGCTTGTACGAATTATGCATTTGGTAATTTAGGTCCAAGAAACGAAATATTCAACAACATTGCAATTCTACCAAAAGTTCAAACTAAAGGAGATATCAATATTGGTTCTGATGTTTGGTTTGGAGAATCTGTTACTGTCATGTCTGGTGTTACTGTTGGCCATGGTGCTGTTGTCGCAACAAACTCTCATGTATTTAAAGACATTGAACCATATGCAATATATGGTGGCAATCCAGCAAAATTAATAAAATTCCGTTTTGATAAAGAAATTATTGATGCTCTTTTAGAAATGAAATGGTGGGATTTGCCAGACGAAATGATTAATAAAATTCTACCATTGTTACAACAAGAACCTACGATGGAAATTATTAATCAAATAAATCAAATTATCAAAGGCGGAAACTAATGGCTTCATTAGGCATATATCATTGGAACAAAGATAATAAATCCGGATTAGACGCCTCGATTGCCTCTTTTCGTAAGTATCATCCAAATGCACCATATTTTGTTGCTTGTGATGCTGCTGGTGGTTCACACTATGATGTATGTAGAAAATATAATGTAAACTATCTTCACGCAGATTTTGATTTAGGTTATCCATCACCACATTGGGGTTTCGATAAACTACGTGTATTTAATTTTGTTAAACGAATGATGATGGCTGCTATTTGTATGAATACAACACATTTTATTATTTCTGAAGATGATGTGATTTGTTTGAATGAGATACAATTTGATGAGACTTGGGACGTTGCTTCATATGATATTACTGTTGGAAATTATATCAATCAGGATATATTAGATACCTGTGAGAGAATCTCTGGTGTTAAACCAGACAGAAAACAATATGGTGTTGGTGCAGGAACAATTATGAAAACGTCAACATTCATTCAAAATTTTTATAGATTTGTTGAATTTCTAGATAAAGATTTTGATAGACTACACCAAAACCAATCACAACTAGGATGGAATGATTGTTTTCTACAAGTTTACTTCTTCCTATGTGGTGTTAAATATAATGTTAATCCAAGATTACACAATATTTTTCCAGAAAATCCAAATCTGGATTTGAATGAGATGAAGAATCATTATGATATGGTTCACAACTATAAGAATTTTTATGAAGGTAGATAATGGACTTAACTGAAATTAAAAGATGTTTGGCTTGTGACTCGGATCAATTAGTTCCGGTACTTGATTTAAATGACCAGCCGTTGGCTAATTCCTACAAAAAGAATAAAGATGACCACGAAGATTCATACCCATTAAAAATTCACAGGTGTGAAAATTGTTATCATGTGCAGTTGACTCACGCTGTTAATCCAGACCTAATCTATAAAAACTACCTGTATGTGAGTGGAACTACCAGTACCTATGTTGAATATATGGATTGGTTTGCCGATTTCTGCCTTGAAAAGTATGGTAGAATCACACCATTCACAGTATTAGATATTGGTTGTAATGACGGTTCACAGTTGAATAAATTTAAAGCCCGTGGTATTAAAACATATGGTGTTGATCCAGCTGAGAATTTACATAGCCTATCTTCTGCCAACCATGAAGTTGTGTGTGGATATTTTGATGAGACTTATTCAAATAAGGCCGATATCATTGTTTGTCAGAATGCTTTTGCTCATAATCCTAATCCAATTGAGTTTTTAAAGAACTGTAAAAGGAATTTAGAACATTCAGGATTAATCTTTATTCAAACATCTCAAGCGAATATGATTCTGAATAATGAATTTGATACAATTTACCACGAACATATTTCATTCTACAATATTCATTCGATGAAGTTATTGTGTAGAAGAGCGGGGTTGAACCTGATTGATGTGGTGAAAACACCCATTCATGGCATAAGTTATATATTTGTTATTAGTGCAGATAAAACTGCCGAAGCTACTGTTAAAAATCTAATTGATATGGAAGCAGTTGCTGGTTTATACAAGACAAAGACTTATTGGGAATATGAAAGTAAATGTTTGAACATGGTTAGTTCGTTCAGCACGTTTGTTGACTACTGTAGAGACCAGGGATATAAGATTATCGGTTATGGTGCACCAGCCAAAGGTAACACGTTGTTGAATTTCTCAAAAGTAAAAATGGATATGATTATTGATGATAATCCATTGAAACAAGGTCTGTATACTCCAGGTTCTTCTATTGGTATAGTTGGTTCAGATGTATTGAAATCTTTCACAGAAGATGATAAACTAATGTTTGTACCTTTGGCATGGAACTTCTTTGATGAGATACGTAAACGTATTCTGGCACAAAGAAACAATCCAAATGATAAATTTTTAAACTTGAAAGACTTGTAAGATGGAATATAGTGATATGATTCAGGCTCTATCGAAGAATAGGCCCGCTTATGCAAAGAACTATGATAACTATGAAGAAGGACAATTTGTTCAATATTCAGGTCAATTGTGGGACGAAAATGAAATGTATGCTGCCATGGATACATTACTGAATGGTAAGTGGATTACCTCAGGCGAAAAAGTAGCACAGTTTCAAATGAAGTTCAGTAAAAAGTTCCAAGTGAAGAATTCTCACATGGTCAATTCAGGTAGTTCCGCTAACTTGGTGATGATTACTGCATTGAAACATTATATGAAATGGAAGAACGGTGATGAGATTATTGTGTCACCTGTGGGATTTCCAACAACAATTGCACCTATTGAACAGAATGGTTTGAAGGCAGTCTTTATTGATATTGAATTAGACACACTTAACTTTGACCTCACCAAGATTGAAGAAAAGATTACACCAAAAACCAAAGGTATCTTTGTGTCTCCAGTTCTTGGTAATCCTCCTAATATGGACATTTTACGTGATATTTGTACAAAATACGGAATTCTATTGATTGGTGATAACTGTGATTCGTTAGGTTCTAACTATGATGGAAAAATGTTGACAGACTATTACTACTGTTGGTCTACATCATTCTATCCCGCACACCATATCTCTACAGGTGAAGGTGGAATGGTTTGTACTAATGATGATGGTCTGATTAATATCATGCGTTCCGTGTCGTGGTGGGGTCGTGACTGTTACTGTATTGGTTCTAACAATCTATTGGAATGTGGTACTTGTGGTAATCGATTTGATACCTGGTTGAATAACTATGATGGTGTTGTTGACCACAAATACGTGTTCTCTACAATGGGATATAATCTGAAACCACTAGACCTACAAGGTGCTATTGGTATTGAACAGTTGAAAAAGTTTGAATATATTGATGAGAAACGCCGTGAATATAAAAACAAAGTTCAGAAGTTTATTGAAGATAATGTAAAAGAGGTAAGAGTAATTAATGCCTTACCTAAAGGTGACCCATCTTGGTTTGGTGTGCCAATCTATTGTGAATCACAAGAAGTAAAAGAAAAGTTAGTTGCTCACTTTGAAGCTAATAAAATTCAAACTCGTAATTACTTTAGTGGCAACATCTTAATACATCCTGGTTATGAACACTTAGATAATTATAAAAACTATCCTAATTCCAATTTAGCACTCAGTAATGTATTTTTTGTTGGTTGTTCTCCTCTGTGGAACGATAAGATTCTAAATTACATTGAAAAGGTGTGTAAGAAATGGAAAAGTTAATCAATCTATTTGGTGGCTCTGGCTTCGTGGGTGGAAAATATGAAGAACTGACACCAAATATTTTATGGTCAAATGAAAGAAATGATTATAAAGTAAAATCAAACAATACTCATCCACTTGATATTGTATATTTCATTTCGACCATCGATAATTATAACGTACATACCGACCCGTTCATAGATATAGATACTAATCTAACCACTCTGATAAAGGTCTTGGAATCTTGCAAGAATAAGAATGTCTGTTTCAACTTTATAAGTTCTTGGTTCGTTTATGGCGATGTAGAGTTGCCAGCCAAAGAAGACTCACATTGTGACCCAAAAGGATTCTATTCAATTACCAAAAGAACTGCCGAACAGTTGTTAATTTCATATTGTGAAACGTTTGGTATTCAATGGAGAATCTTACGTTTAGGTAATGTTCTCGGTAAAGGTGACAAGAAAGTATCCAAGAAAAAGAATGCCTTACAATATCTGATTAATGAGATTAAAGAAAACCGTGATATTAACCTATATGACGGTGGAGATTTATATCGTGATTACATCCATGTGGATGATGTAGTACAGGCTATCAATCTAGTGATAGAAAAAGGACCTGTCGGTGAAATCTATAACATAGGTAATGGTGAGAAAGTGTATCTAAGAAATTCTTTGGAATATGTGAGAACCCGTCTTAATTCTATCTCCAAGTTCAACAGTATTGAAATTGTTGACTTTCATAAAAAAGTCCAAACCAAAAATATGGTCCTGGACATATCTAAAATTCAGCAGCTAGGGTATGTGCCTAAGTACAATACAGAACAAATGCTGGACAGTCTACTTTAAAAGCCAACAATCTCGTCACTATGTATCTAACCGAATCTTTGTAAGGTTTGACTACGATAGGTTAAATGTTGTATAAATAAGTAACCGGCAACCAAAGTGTGTTGCAATCTAAGGGAAAAATTAATGCAATCGTTTTCAACATTCTTAAAAGAAGAATCCGGCGAAGGTTCGGAACTGAAGCACATCCACCATGCGGAAGATAGACCTTTGATGCATGGCCATGCCGGTTTTGAACACGCTCATGCTGCTTTAATGAAGGCACACGCTAATATGACATCTGGTGCCAAAAGTAGTAATCTAACGATGAAGTATGACGGTTCTCCATCAATCGTATTCGGACACCACCCTAAGAATGGTAAATTCTTTGTTGCTACTAAATCTGCCTTCAACAAGAATCCAAAGATTAACCACACAGAAAAAGATATTGACAAGAACCATGGCCATGCACCAGGTCTTGCTCATGCTCTAAAACACGCTCTCAAACATCTACCAAAAGTATCACCAAAAACTGGTGTATATCAAGGTGATTTGATGCACCATGCTGATACAAAGGTATTGAAAGAAGAATATTTGTTTGAAGCAGAAAAAAATAAAGTCTCTTTTACACCAAATACAATAACCTATACTGCTCACGGTAAAGAAGCAGACAAGATTAAAAGGTCTAAGGTTGGTGTAGTGGTTCACAGTAAGTATAGTGCTGACATGAAAAGTGCTTCACCTCATGTCGACCATGGGAATTTTAAAGAGCATCCAGATGTTCATATTCATGGCGCAGAACACGATACTTCTAAAGTAAAACACTCAGCTGCCAATGAAACAGGATTTCAAAAACATATGGCAGCCGCCAAAGAAATCCACGATACTCACGGCCACAAGATGTATGATTCTATTCATCCATCACATTCTGGTGAACATGGCCACCTTTCAACTTATATCAATAAAACAGTTAGACATGATGAAGTTCCTTCTGTCAAAGGTTTCAAAGAACACATAAAAGATGTACATGAGAAACAAGCAGCCAAAGTGAAGACCGAAAAGTCTAAATCTGAAAAAACTGGTGAAGGCGCCAAACAAATTAGCCACGTTGAAAAACACAAAGCACATTATGGTAATTTATTGACTATGCATCATCACCTAGCACAAGCTAAGAATCACTTGGTTAATTCATTAGAAACTCATGAGGGTAATTATCAACATCACATTGGCGGCAAGAAATCTAAACCAGAAGGTTTTGTTGTACACCACGATAATCAACCTACTAAGTTGGTTAATCGTCCAGAATTTGCCAAACAAAATCTATTAAAAGTACGTAAATGAAATCTTTTTTAGAAGTTGTACAGGAAGAAAATAGTGGTGGTACACATCACGTTTTCACCTATGGTCGGATGAATCCGCCTACGACCGGACATTTAAAATTAATTGATAAAGTCAAAGAAGTTGCTGCAAAACATAGTGCTGGTCATACTGTTATAACTTCACATAGCCAAGATAAGAATAAGAATCCATTATCTGCAACACAAAAGATTAAACACCTAAAGAGATATTCTCCTGGTACTAATTTTAAGTCATCAGATAAAGAACATCCTTCATTTTTACACCAAGCTGCTAAGTTACACAAACAAGGTGTGACACACCTTCATATGGTTGTTGGTTCCGACCGTGTGAAAGAAATGAAGGATAAGTTACAAAAATTTAATGGTACGCACACTGGTGCCTTGTATAATTTTAAAAAGATTCATGTACATTCTGCTGGCCAGCGTGATCCTGATGCTGAAGGCACAGAAGGTATGTCTGGTACCAAGATGCGTGCACACGCTAAAAGTAATGATGTTTCTAAATTTAAACATGGCGTTCCAAGTCATGTTTCTGATACACACGCAAAAGAATTGATGCACGATACTCGTAAGGGTATGGGTATTCACGAATCTTATAGTCACGGATTGTTTAGAGCAATCTTTGTAACTGGTGGTCCAGGTTCTGGTAAAGATATTGTTATCCGTGAAGCTATTGCTGAATCTAAGATTGTAGAATTAAATTTCATTCAAGCACAAGACTATTTGAATGACAAACAGAAGTTGGCGGAGAAGACTGGTGACCTCCGTAGAGAAGGTATTCGTAACCGTGGTCCACTTATTATTAATGGTCCGGCAGACGATAGAGATAGAATTGCTTTTATCAAAGAAGAATTGGAAGAACTTGGTTACGATACAATGATGATTTTTGTTGAAACCAATAATGAAACCAGTCAAAAGAGAAACTCATTATTGTCTAAAATGATGACGGAATCAATCAGACATGACAAGTGGATGAAGTCACAAGAAAATACTAAATATTTCAATGAGTCCTTTAAAACATTCATTTATTTTGACAATACTGGTGACCTAGATAGTAAAGAGGAAGATATACATTCAGTATACGAGTCAACAAGTGAATTTTTGGGTTCTGAAACTTTAGGAGAGACAGCCGAAGATTGGCTGAATCGTAGAAGTGGTTCTTTATTTAAGGAAATTAAAAATGTTAAAAGCAATTTTAGGAATATTCAAGAAAACGCCCCAGGTCAACAACTCCAGCGAAAACTCGGAAAAGTTGATAGCGTCAAAGACGGAGACGTTAAGTACAACTCCAGTTACACCTTTAGAGCCTACAGTGAAGACGGTGGCCCCAAAGTCCAAGTCCTCCCCGAGCCAAAAGAAGCCAACTTCTCCAAGGACAAGGAAAAAGTAAAGTCTAAAAAGTTCTATAATAGAATGTTTGGTATGAATACTCAAGGTGTCGGTGTTGGGCCAACATTCAGTTCACGTTCTGGTTTACCAGCCGGTCTAGGTGACCAGACATACAAAGAACAAAAAGAATTTAGGAATTTTAGAAAAGTAATAGAAGCGATTGATGACCCAGGAGCAAATGATATGGGTGTCGGTGGCGTTCTTGGTGGTGGTAGTAATAAAGAGCCTCTAGTCACACCTAACGATAATAAAGTAAGAGTTTCGGAAATAACCAAAAAGAAAAAGAAATAAACGGAGAAAAATATGTTTGCAAAATCTAAAGTGTCACAATCAATGATTGATGCGGTTAACAAAATACTTGGTGAACAACCGGCACAGCCAACTCAACCAGTTCAACCGACAGAAGTCAAGGGAGAACTTCTTAAAGAGGGTTGGGACGATATGCTAGCTGACGTTAAGAAACGTAGTGGACCACAACCATCAGGTGGTGCCGGCAAAAAAGAAGGTTCACGTTATGGTGGTTCCAAACAAAAAGATGAGAAACCAGTCAAAGAAGAACTAAAAGGTAGCCAACACAAGATTGACAAAAACAAAAACAATAAAATTGATGCAGAAGACTTCAAACTCTTACGTAAAGAGGAACTAAAAGGTAGC